CACACAAGGTGCTTTTAGTGTAGCAGTTGGTCTCAATGCTGGCCGAACCAGTCAAGGCTCGCTCGCAGTGGCACTCGGTTACAACGCTGGATTAACCTCACAAGGTCAAGAAGCAGTAGCCATTGGTTATGGTGCTGGTCAAACCTCACAAGCCACCCGCTCAATTATATTAAACGCCACTGGTGCTCAGTTAAATCAAACCACCGCCGACACATTCACAGTGGCCCCGGTTAGAAATGATGTGGCCAATGTTGGTCAAGTGATGTTCTACAACACTACATCAAAAGAAATCACATACGGCAATACCATAAGTGTAGCTGGCAACATCACAGGTGGTAATCTAAGTGTCACAGGCAACATCACCGGCAACACAGCTGGATTTAGCATTGGTTATAGAGATATTCCGCAAGTTGCAGCAGGTAATGTTACTCTAGCATTAGCTGACGCTAGCAAGCACTATTATTCAACAGCCGCAAGTCCAACAACATTAACAGTACCAACTAACGCCAACGTTGGATTCCCAATTGGAACAGCAATTACTATTGTTAATCAGGGAACTGGAAATATTCTCGTAGCTAATGCGGCAACAGTAACTATGTATCTAGCAGGTAACGCAACAGCAATAACTAATAGAACAATCACTACCTTTGGTATGGCAACCTTATTAAAAGTTGCTACTAATACTTGGTTTATCAATGGAACTGGGGTAGTTTAATGAGTGGTATCATGATGTCTGTATTAACCAATGTACCTGTGGCTAGTTCTGTGAGTTATACTTCCCTTGCTGGTAGTCTTCAGTTTAACGGGAGCAGTCAATTCCTTAGTTTGTCCCCGGGCTTTGCATTAAGTACCGGTGCTTACACTATAGAAGGTTGGTTCTATAACAACAGCAACTATACCTCCACAAGAGGGTTGGTTGCTCCACAGCACCCTAGCGGAGCCTCGGGTGCTATGAGCCTATTCACTAATGATGCACAGTCATTTACCTTAGACGCATATGGTGGTCTTGGTGTTAGAAGTTATAATTTCCCCTCCAATACCCTGCAGGTCAACAAGTGGCATTACATCATACTCAATCGCAATGCCAGTACTCTAGTAGAAACCATGTGGGTGGGAACATTTGTCAACAATACATCATATGTTACTTGTAGTCGTGCTACTAGTGCTTCAGGCGGAACCAGTATCGTGGGCGGCACACAGGTCAATACACTGAATTACTCGGGCGTGTGTAACAACATAGGCAAATATTATGGGGGATATTGGCCCGGCTTTATCACCAACTTCCGTGCCACAGTGGGCACAGCAGTTTACGACAGTACCAGTAGCACAGTCACAGCACCAGTAGCACCATTGACTAGCTTAGCTAATACCAAATACTTAATGTTAGGCGCTAATGTGACCCTAGATACATCAAGCACACAAACAGTGACTAATAATAACACAGTGACGCAGAGTGCTACTGTACCATTCTAGTCAAAAACTCTTGATCTAACCAAAAATTTAGCGTATAATGTAATATATGCTGAATATCATAAGTGACTTTATACGATCAATCTTACCAGTTAAGAAGAAGACTACTCCTAGTGGGTGGACAAGTTTTAACGCACCCTGTTGCCCACATAATGGTGAAAGTGCAGATACCCGTGGTCGTGGCGGACTAACAGCCAATCCAGATGGTAGCGTGTCTTTCCATTGTTTCAACTGTAACTTCAAAGCCAGCTATCAACCTGGTCGTCACTTAACATTCAAATTCCGTAAGCTATTAAAATGGTTAGGGGCAGATGACACTGACATCAAACGTTTGGTAATCGAAGCCATCCGTGTGCGTGAATTGGTCGCTCCAGAAGAGGTCAAAGCAGAAGCTGAAGAAGAAAAGATTGAATTCAAAGTCCGTGACTTACCAGATGATGCAGAGAATTTGGTTGCACTAGATTATGTCCATCCAGCATTGGAATACTGTGTAGCACGCAAAATTGACATAGCAAAATATCAGTTTTACGCAACTCGTCAAGAACAATATAATCTACACAAGAGAATCATCATACCGTTCGTCTGGCAAGGTAGAACAATTGGTTATACTGCCAGAGCCATTGAAGAAAACGTTAAACCAAAATATCACAGCAACTATGAACCAAACTTTGTGTTTAACATGAACAATCAACAACTGGATTCAAAGTTTGTCATAGTCTGTGAAGGACCGTTTGATGCTATGAGCATAGATGGTGTAGCGGTATTAAATAATGAGTGTAATGAAACACAAGCAGACATTATAGAAAGTCTAGGCAGAGAAGTCATAGTAGTGGCAGATCGAGATCGTGCTGGTGCTCGGATGATTAACAATGCTATTGAATATGGTTGGACGGTAAGTTTTCCTGTGTGGTTAGAAACTTGTAAAGATGTAAATGAAGCAGTGGTAAAATATGGCAAGCTGTTTGTGCTAAAAACTATCTTAGATAGTAAACATTCGAGTAAACTCAAGATAGAACTTATGCGAAAAAAAATGTATAATTAATAGTATATGACAAAAGAATATTCTCCAGAACTACAGAAACTATTTTTAGAAATGATGCTAGAAGACCCACAGAGTTATGTGCGTGTGCAGAATATCTATAATGCAGAAAACTTTGATCGTAGCCTACGTGAAGTGGCTAAGTTTATCAAGTCACACACTGATGATCATAAAGCCATGCCCACACATGAGCAGGTCAAGGCAGTCACCAGCGTTGATCTTAAACGTGTGCCGGATCTAACAGAAGATCATTATAGTTGGTTCCTAGCAGAGTTTGAAGGCTTTACTAAACGCAATGAACTAGAACGTGCTATCCTTAAAGCTGCAGACATGTTGGAAAAAGGTGATTATGATCCTGTAGAAAAACTTATCAAAGATGCAGTACAGATTAGTCTTACTAAAGACATGGGTACTGACTATTTCTTAGATCCTCGTGCTAGATTATTAGCGATCAAGAGTAATAACGGGCAGGTAAGTACAGGTTGGCCAACTCTTGATAAACGATTATTTGGTGGTATGAACCGCGGTGAACTTAACATCTTTGCAGGCGGATCTGGTAGTGGTAAAAGTTTATTCATGCAGAACATAGCTATCAATTGGGTTACTCAAGGACTTAACGGGGTGTATCTAAGTTTAGAACTTAGTGAAGGCTTATGTGCTATGCGTATGGACAGTATGGTGGCCAATGTATCAACTAAAGAAGTGTTCAAAGACCTAGATACTATTGAAATGAAAGTTAAGATGGTAGGTAAGAAATCTGGTGTGCTACAGATCAAATACATGCCAGCACAGAGTAATGTAAATCAGATCCGAAGTTACTTGAAAGAACTACAGATCCAAACAGGCATGAAGTTAGACTTTATCATGGTGGACTATTTGGACTTGGTCATGCCAGTAAGTGCTAAAGTTAGCCCAAATGACTTGTTTGTCAAAGACAAATATGTAAGTGAAGAGTTAAGAAATCTCTCCAAAGAACTTAACATTTTAATGATCACAGCTTCACAACTTAATCGTGGCGCAGTTGAAGAGATTGAGTTTGATCACAGTCACATCGCAGGTGGATTAAGTAAGATCAACACAGCAGATAATGTGTTTGGTATCTTTACAAGTCGTGCTATGCGTGAACGTGGTCGTTATCAATTACAGCTTATGAAAACACGTAGTTCAAGTGGTGTAGGTATGAAAGTGGACTTAGAGTATGATTTAGAAACTTTAAGAATTACAGATCCAGGTGAAGAAGCACAGGAAAGTGGTCTACGTGGAGTTGGTGCAACTAATATCCTAAGTCAAATTAAAACTGGTAGTAGTGTAAATCCAGCAGAAGACCACACTAAAATTTCCGCAGGAATAGACAGCAGTAAATTAAAAAATATGCTAGCAGGGCTTAAAAATACCTCCGAATAATATTTAAACATCGATAAATATACTAAATTGGAGTAAAAATTGTGCAGAAACGCACCCGTAGCATACTTACCGAGCTTGACGAATTACTCACACACAAAGACAAGGATAATCTCCTAGAGTCACGTGCTAATAACATCATTAATGGTGCTATTAATCTAATCCGTTATATTCACGAAAACTATGAAGCTGAACAAGCTGGTGAGCTTGAGCGTCGTCTTCTTAATGCTATCAAAGGTCAAGATCCTGCTAAATTTACTCGAGGCATTAGGAAACTTAAAGATGAAGATTAATGAAGTTCTAACAGAAGGCCCACTGGATTTTGCTCGAAAAATTGGTGGTAAAATCAAAGGTGCAGTAGCCAATTATCAATCAGCCAGCACACAAAAAGATCAACAGATCAAAGTTAACAACATAGTAAAAGGTGCACTACAAAAGTGGAATGCTGTGCAGTCTAATCTTACTACAGCAGGTAAAGATATTACTCCTGAAGTTTTCCTACAATGGTATGATAAGTTTAGTGGTGGACAAGAACACACAACAACATTAGACCAGATTGATCCATTAAGTGTAAAACAATGGTTAACCAAAGAAATTGGCAGTTATCTAGCTAATAAAGAGCTAACAACCGAGCCAGAACAAACACCAGGTCAACCCAAGGATCTACCTCCTAGCGCAGATGCTGGACAAACAACACCAAATATTATAATTCCCCCAGGTGCAAAAACTGCTGGTCCCGCAACAACTACAACTGCGCAGGCTACTGCTGCATTAACTCCAAGTGAAAGATTCCAAAAAGTGCAAAATGAACCCATTATTATGAAATATAAGAATTTTGAATTTGGATTAAATGACCATGGTCAGTGGTCAAGATTAGGCAGTAATAAAGGACTACCACAAAACTATCAAGCCATGTTAGACAAAGCCGCAGGATATGTGTAATGAAATTATTTGAAATAAAAAAGCAAACTCCTGATTTTTTACTAACAGAAAGTAAAAATGTTCATCTTGAACACCTCGAAGACCTAATATTTAATTTAGGATACCAAGGTGGCATACAGGCATTAAACTACATAGAAAGTCTGCGTGCTATGCTAGGTGAAGGTACAGGTACTACAACTAAACTAACAGTCAAATGGGACGGCAGTCCTGCTATTATCTGCGGTGTAGATCCCAGTGACAGTAGATTTTTTATAGGAACTAAAAGTGTATTTGCCAAAGGCGAACCTAAACTTTGCAAGAGTCCTAAAGACATCGAACGCTTCTACAGTGAACAGCCTGAGTTGGCCAGCAAACTAGCATCAGCACTGAAATATCTTCCTAAACTAGGCATTGGTAAAGTATTACAGGGAGATCTAATGTTTACTGAAGATGACTTATCTACAGTCACAGTCAATGACGAAGACTGCTATGTGTTCACACCTAATACTATTACCTATGCTGTACCAGTTAACAGTCAATTGGGTCAACGCATTGCCAGAGCAAAATTAGGAATTATTTTTCATACTGTTTACGAAGGTGATACGATAGAGTCAATGACTGCTAGATTTGGTGTTAATGTCAGCGGATTAAATCAGCACGCTGACGTATGGTTTGATGATGCAACTTATAAAGATTATACAGGTATTGCTAGTCTTACCCCAACAGAAAATACTAAAATTAAAAAATATCAAGATGCAACATTAAAAACCATGGAAAAGATTGGTCAACAGCGTTTTGATATCATTTTATCCAATAAAGAATTTGCTCGTACAATCAAACCTTTTATCAATCAATCTATTAGACAAGGTATACAAATAGACAATCCTGTTGGATTTTTAAAACAATTTGTATCCTATTATACAAAAGAACTAACTAAAGATATCGATGATCCTACTAGCCGCAAAGCACAAAATCGTCTGGTAAAAATTAAAGAAAAAGAACAATGGGTAGCAGACAATTCAAATACTCTGATAGGAATTTTAGCCACATATAAACGTATTGTTGAACTTAAAAACATACTGATGACTAAACTACGTCAAGTTGAAGGCATTGGTACATTCCAAAAGACCAACGACGGTTACAAAGTAACATCACCGGAAGGGTTTGTAGCCATTGGTCACGATGGTGGTGCTATTAAACTAGTAGACAGACTAAGTTTTAGTCGTGCCAATTTTCTCAAGAGAACATAATGTTTGATTTTATTCAAGAAATAAACGAAGCTAGAATTTATAAAAATGGTGATACACTCAAAGGCAAAACAGCTGATGATCTGGCCATTGGCGTATTTTTAATGATTATGATGTTGGAAATATTGCGCAACATTGACAAAGATTACGCTAAAAAATATGCTATACAAACCATTGGTTATGAAAATTTTACTGCCATGCGGGGTAGTGCCAGTGACCTACATAATCTTCTAGCAGTACTGGCTAATCAGGAAGACTATAAAGACAAAATAGAAACCAATAGTAAAATTAATGTGCCAGTATTACAACTGCGTAGATATCTCAGAGACATTGAAAATGATCGTAAAGATATCAGTTTAGATAGACAATTATTTTTAAAATTAGAACAGTTTTTAAATATTAAAAATAGCAGTTTTAGACAAATACGTAGAAATGTAGCGGATTGGCGTCTAAACAGCACAGCTGAAAAAACACTGATACGTAGAAATATCAAAAACTATCTAAATAATTACAATCAACAAACTGATATCCTGGTTTATTTTAGGGATCAGGCTAAATAATTGTATGCGCGAAAGCGTACATTTATTAGGAGAAATACAAAATGGCAATTACTAAAGTAAACCCAACAGCAACAACATTAAACGTTGAGCAAATTGGTCGTGACGTTAGCTTCTTTACAGTTGACTACATCAATGCAG